ATTAAGCCGCCTGCAGGCTCCGACCGGTAAAGCATGGGATGCTCTCAAGGAGCTGGGTGTCAAAACCTCGGACAGTAAGGGGAATACGCGCCCTATATTTACCATTCTGAAAGAAATGCAGGCCAGCTTTAAGCGCAACAAGCTCGGCACCGGGCAGCAAGCCGAATACATGAAAACGATATTCGGAGAGGAAGCCAGTTCATCGGCTAACGTGTTGATGGCTGCAGCGGCCAGCGGCAAACTCGACCAGCTAACCGCCGCGCTGAAAGCGTCAGACGGAAAAACTGAGGAACTGGTTAAGTTTATGCAAGATAACCTCGGCGGCGACTTTAAAGAGTTCCAATCTGCTTATGAGGCAGTCGGTACCGACCTTTTTGACCAGCAAGAGGGCTCGCTGCGTAAACTCACCCAAACCGCCACGCAATACGTGTTAAAGCTCGACGGCTGGATCCAGAAGAACAAAGGGCTGGCGACAACTATCGGCATTATTGCCGGTGGCGCACTTGCTCTAATTGGCATTATCGGCGGCATTGGCCTCGTTGCGTGGCCGGTTGTCATGGGAATTAACGCCATTATTGCCGCCGCTGGCGTGCTGGGTACGGTCTTTTCTGTCGTTGGTGGTGCCATTGTGACCGCACTGGGTGCGATTACATGGCCGATTGTGGCCGTCGGTGCGGCGATTGTGGCCGGGGCGTTACTTATCCGCAAATATTGGGAGCCCATCAGCGCATTTTTCTCGGGGGTGATTGAGGGCATCATGAGTGCCTTTGCACCGGTCGGGGAAATGTTCGCTCCATTAGCACCAATCTTTGACGGACTCGGTGAGAAGCTGCGCGGCGTCTGGCAATGGTTTAAAGACCTGATTGCACCGGTCAAGGCAACGCAGGAGACGCTCGATAGCTGCAAAAATGTTGGCGTCATATTTGGTCAGGCACTGGCCTCCGCCTTGATGGCTCCGCTCAATGTTTTTAACAAGCTGCGCAGCGGTGTCGACTGGCTTCTCGAAAAACTCGGCATCATCAACAAA